AACGGTAGGAGCGGCAGTAGCGGAGGGAACATAAACAGTTCCTGCTAAGTTAGGGATGTTGTTTGAGGAAACAAACTGCCCAGAACTTCCACCATAAGTAGAGGTTCCTACTGTTGAATTTGCAATATTTACATCTACGTTTTGAACTAATTGAGAATACCCAATGTTACGCAGGGGTCCAAAACGGTTATCTCCCGATAATATCGGGCCTTCAAATGTACTACGTGCCATAATATTTCCTTATGCAAAAGTAACCATACCAATCGTTGCATCGTCTGCTGGGGCAGTGGCGGTATGATTAATCACCCAGATTTACTTAGTTTACACTGTTTAAACGCAAATGCAAATAAAAAAAGGGGGTTTTTAAGCCCCCTTTAGTTTAGTACGAAGCGTACATTCCTAATGGGTCAGAATACCCAAAGGAGTAACGTTCACGAGATTTGTAACGGACGTTGCCGGTATCAAAATCCCCATCCATTGAGTTCTGCAACGGAGTCCGAACAAACATTTTCATGCCGTTAGGAACATCAGTCGTTAAGAACCAAGCGTTAGTAGCAGTCAAGAAGTGGTTAATGCAATATCCTTCGGGGATACTTCCATTGTTCTCAATAGCGTTAACGTCATTGTTGTTCGTACCAACACGAAGTTTTGTCTCTAACAAACGAGTAGCGACAAACTGTAGTGCAGGAGGAACAATCAATTTACGGGGTTTAGCGGCAATTAACAGACCACGTTCGTCAGTCCAACCGGCAATTTGAATAACAGCATTTTCTAATGCAGTTTCATTCAAATCAGCAGGAGTTGACGGGGTATTTGCGTTAACGCCACCGTTCACCAAGGGATGCGAAGTATTGAACAATGATACGCCATCACCACCCACAAACTGAGCGGAGAAACCGTTGTTCAAGATAGACGCGGCCTTGATTTGCTTCGTATACGCCATAGCACGAGCCAAACCTTTGGTATATCGAGCAGACAACGAATCATACAAGTTGTCTTCGATAGCTTCTTCCGTGAGGGAGAAACCAAGGGCAATAGTTTCGTGGTTATAACGGGCAGTCCATGCTTCCTGAGCATTGTCATAGGCGATAGCAGAACCCTCGGCTTTGACAGGAGCGGCAGAGAAACCAGACAGTTTTGTTTCTTCTTCAAACGAACGCTCGGAGGTTTCAATTTCATAAATTTCTTTATGTTCTTCACCGTAACGGGCGTACTCAAGACCAAACAATGCGTTCAATCCCGGAAGGAGTTCTTTTAATAGCTGGGCACGAGAAATAGCCATGTTATATTACTCCTTAGGCGAGTGAGGTAGCAGAGTAATAGCCATGCAACCCTTGGTTGTATTTGACTAAAACTTCTTGATATTGAGTGAAAACCAACGTGGCACTAGAAGCAAATGCAGTACTAGGAGCTTGGTTAAGCACAACTGTCGTTGCACCTGCCGCCGCCGCAGTATTTACAAATGAACCAGAACCAATATATTGACCGTTGGAAGCTAAAGAACCAACTTCAGTTCCTACTGGCAAGGCATAAGGCAAAGCCGAGCAAGTAATAGTTGCAGTGCTGATGGAAGTGAAAGTCGAGGTTCCCAAAGGAATCGCGGTATCACGCACCAAGTCCACAACGCGGAAAGGTAAAGTCGTTGTTACTGGGGTTGAAGCGGTAACCAAAAGACCGTTAGAAGAATCGCCGGTATTTAAGTTTCCTGCTAAGTCTGAACCAGACAGATTTTGACCGATATACGAAGTATTGGCAGAACCAATGGTCGTTCCACCTTGGGTGGTTACCATTGCCACTTTCATTACTTGGTCGGGGTCATCTGCAATAACTGCAAAACAATCACCTGCGGCGGTTGAAGCTGGCCAATATTGAGCATAGAATTTTTGCTTACTATTGGGGTTTGTATAGTTACAACCGAGGAATACACCAGTCACTTGGTCAAGACTTGTGCCAGTAGTAACAGAGGCACGAGTAATATAACCGCGTGATAGTACAACAAAATCGCCGTAACAAATATTAGTGCTATAGGCATACTGAATCGGCAAACTTCTTGTCGAACCAGAAAATACCTGACCACCAATAAGATTTACGGGCTTAAACCCATAAGGGGCGGGTACAGTAGGATAAGCCATTAAAAACTCCTAAAAATTATTGTCCTTTACCAAAGCTTACTGACGAACGCCGTTCGTTAAAGATTGGCATTCTTGGGTCACTTTGGCGCATTAAATTATTGTCTACAGCTTCCGCTTGTTGCTTGGTAACGTTGGCATAATAAGCTTGCTGTTGGTCTACAAGTTCTGACGGAGTCTTGCATAACAATAACCCGCCGATTTCGATGTTGTCTTTAAAACGACTATCGCTACCGGCTAACAGTTTGTACTTTGGTTGCTCTTCTATCTTAACGGGTTCCCATCCTTCTCTTAAACGCGTAGAGATATTACGGGGGTCGTTACTATTTAAAAGCGAAACACGTATCCATCTGTAAGCATACCCTTCTTGCTTGTCAGGTTCTGGCAAGGCATCAGGTGGCCGCCACTGTTTAGGGCGTTCCTGTTTTTCACGAGTATCCAATTCACGGTTTGTTCGGTCAGTCATATTAAGACTCCAATTTTGAAACTTCTTTTGCATATTGTTCTGGTGTTAGTCCTAATTTCTTAGCAATGTTTATTTGCGAAATATTAAGACGTATTTTTTTTGGGGCAGTGCTACGTGTAGCCGGAGCTACTACATTACTTGGTGCGCTGTCGGTTTCAAATTTCTCTGGGAACCGTTTGCGGATTGTGTCATCAATCCTTTGGTAATACTCTTCAGAGGCTATGACAACCCCTTCTTCCTTTAATTCTTCATGTAATGCTAGCGCCATGCTAGTCATTTGTTTGTTTTCACCAAACCATGCATTATTCTTTTGCCAACGTACCGCTGTTGGGTCAGGTGCAGGTTGTTTAAACGTTGGCTGTATTGGAACATAAGATTCAGTCTCTTGTAAAGGGGCAGGTTTAAAATTCTTTAACCTGTCGTTTTTAAGAGCAACCTCTGTTAATTTGTGCTGTGCATTAATAATTGCATCAGTATCACCCGATTCATAGGCTCTTTTGTACTCATCTTTTGCTTCTTTTAACTCAAATTCGGTGTTTTTTGAGATACTTTGGAGGCTAATATTCTGGTTTTCATGCAAATTTTGCTTTAATTTCTTGTTTTCTTCTACTAAACGGTTAGCAAAACTCAAAGCTTCATGATTTTCCCGCTCTACTCGCTCTTTTTCACGCCTTTCATCATGGGCAAGCTTCTTCATTTGAAGCAATTTCTTCCTAACTTTGGAACTGTAGTCTTCTAATTCATCGCTATACAGTTCTTCTTTAACTTTTTCAGGTAAAGGGGTCTTGTTTTGGTCTTCTGGAGGGGTATTTTCCTCAATTTCTACCAAAATTTTGTCATCTTCTGGATGTTCTTTTTTCTTTTCTGCTTCTATTTCATCTGGAAATTTGTATTCCGGTTTGTCTAGTTCAGCCATATATACTCCTATTTACGTTGTATTCCACGAGGGTCTTCTACGGTTCCTTCTACGCAGTCATCATTAATAAATCTAAACTCTTTGCCATGAATAACTAACTTAGAACCTGTATTAGGACGAACTAAAATAAAATCGCCTATTTTGCACCACGGCCCACTGGGAAATTTTTTGCTATCTGCGTAAGCATCGGGTCCTAAACTCACTACAAACAATACTGGAGTTAATAACTCCTCAAAATGCATGGTTGTATCGGACTTAACAATGCCACTTTCAAACTGTTCTTCTACCTCAGGTACTGCACACAGGATTTGATATCCTGATGGTTTGGGAAGCTGTTTAGCTTTATCCGCAATTTCTTCAACTCTTGTGTCTGGGTTTAGCAGTAGGATGTCACTCATCTATTTCTTTTGCCTTTTCAAGTAGGTCTATGATGTTTAAACGAGCAGTAAGTAGACCTTTCACCTCACCGACCATTGCTTTGTATTCAGCATAATCATGGGCAGAACCATTACCCATAGCTTCCTGAATTTGGGAAATCTTGTCATCCAATTGTTTAACTAGGACGTTTAAATACTTTTCAATCATGTATTACCTCTTTTGTATTTCTGCATCTTTAATTGCCGCGTGTACCCCGAGTTTTAACTTCTGTATTGATTCATCACTCTGGATTCTTAAATGCTCAATTGCTTGCTCATTTTGGATTTGTTTATCCGCTTGAGCGCTTTGTGCTTGAATTCGCATAGCTTCAGTCTGTGCTTGGCTCTGAATCCTTGCTTGTTCAATTTGCATCTGTGCCATCTTAGCTTGACTATCAGCTTGGTCTTTTTGGGTTTTTGCTTGTAAAGCTTGTTGTTTAATTTGTAGTTCTTGTTGTTGTAGCTGAACCATTGGGTCTTGTGCCATTGCTTGGTTCTGTGCTTGCACTGCATTTTTTTGGTTAAGCTGTAACAACTGCTGACTGGCTTCTGCAATAACCGAAGACAATTGCATTTCTATTTCGGCTGGCAAAGGTTTGTCAGGTTCTGGCATAGTGACACCCA